TGTAAACCTAGACCTATCTCACCTATTGGCAGACATACAAGATGTGCGTGAGCGCATTCGTGGCGCGTTCTATGCCGATCTTTTCCTTATGCTTGCATCTGCAACCGACACCAGGATGACTGCAACTGAGGTTGCTGAGAGACACGAAGAGAAGTTATTGATGCTTGGGCCGGTTCTTGAGCGGCTACATAACGAGCTGCTAGAGCCATTGGTCACTTTAACTTTTGATCGCATTGTTGAGGCCGGTATCCTCCCAACTCCACCACAGGAGTTGCAGGGAGTGGACCTTAACATCGAGTTTGTCTCCATGCTGGCGCAGGCTCAACGTGCAATTGGTACTAATTCTGTAGATAGATTCGTAACAGGCTTAGGCAATATCGCCCAGATCAAGCCGGATGTTCTCGACAGGTTCGACTCCGACCAATGGGTTGATGTTTACTCAGATATGCTGGGGGTTGATCCTCATCTGATAGTCTCTGGTGAGCAGGTTGCAATAATTAGACAAGGAAGGCAGGAGGCAATGGCAGCGCAGCAGCAAGAAGCGCAGGCGCAGCAATCATCTCAGACCATTAAGAATCTTGCCCAGTCTCCAACACAAGATCCGAATGCTTTGACAAACGTGATTGATATGTTCAGCGGTTATAACACACCACAAGGAGGTTGAAATGGCAATGATTAATATGAAGAGCAAGCCTGAGATGGAAGAGATGCCGGGAGAGATGGAGGGAGATGCTCCAGAATATCCGTATGGTCTGTGTCTGCATCTTGGTACTGATGAATTAGAAAAACTAAACATCACCACGCTGCCAGAAGTTGGCTCAACGATGATGCTTCATGCCAATGTATACGTTAAATCAACAAGCTCATACGGTACACAGGGTGGCGGCAAGGATATTAAAGTAGACCTTCAGATTACGGACATGGAGATCTTGCCAGCAGAAGGTAAGTCAGACAATACCACCATGGCTGCAATGCTTTACGGTCCGCAAGTTACTTCAAACGGAGGCGAATAATGTCCGTATACCAAAAGACTTCTGGGTCTCCGCTGCTATATGATGCGGCAACTAATGATGTAGTTGGAATGAAAGATCCTGACGGGAGTGAGTGGTTATTCTCAAGCCCGGTTGGAACGAAAACAAATGACGATGCGATTGCTGGAAATGTTGGAGAGTATGTATCTTCAACGGTACTGGTCGCAAATGCCGTAAGCATGGTAACCAATGTAGGGAAGACGGTAACATCTATAACCCTGACCCCAGGGGATTGGGATGTAACTGGATTGGTTGGTAGCCGCACAGCAGCTACAACATCGATTAGCCATACATCTCAAAGCATTTCTCTAGTTGATAATACGATGGGCGGCATTGGGACCGAGACCTCGCACAATAATGGAGCGTATGTTCCTGGCGCGTTATCATTTTTAGGTGTAACTCCAGTAGTAAGAATATCAATAGCGACAACAACAGTGGTTTATATGGTTGCTCATGCTCTGTTTACTATCGCAGCCGTAGATTGTTACGGGGTATTGAGAGCAAGGCGGGTTAGATAATGGCTGTCTTTATGAAGCAAGGTGGTCAATGGCTTTATGACCACTCAATGAAGTAACTTAAAGGAGGTTGCCATGAAAGGTAAAAGCAAAAAGCCACCAAAGCCGCCAAAGTATTGAAGAGAACTATCCGTAACTATTTAATATAGGTTTAAATTAGGAAATGAGCAGCTACGATCCATTAGATACACGAGACCAGGACCGCGCAAAGTCTGATAAAGAGGTGCGCGATAGAATGGAATCTGAGAATGAGTCGATAGATATTAAGTGGCTCATGGGAAACAAAAGGGGCCGTAGGATTATATGGCGGCTTCTGGATCAGTCGGGCGTATTTCGACTATCGTTCAATAGCAACTCGATGACGATGGCTTTCAACGAGGGGCAGAGGAACTTTGGTAATCGTATGCTTGCAATGATCCACACTTTATGTCCAGAGCTTTATCCAGCCATGCTAAAGGAGTCTCAAAATGCAAGAAACAACGATGACGGAATCGGCCCCAACGACCACTGAAAGCCAATCTGTATCGCAAGGTAGCGTAAGCCAGCAACCGCAAGGAAGCCAGCAAGCGCAATCGCAGCAAGCAGCATCAGAGCAAACCCAGCCCAACATTACAGATGGCAAGCAGGGTCAGCAAACAAGCCAACAGGCAGATGTCAGATATGGCTCTCCTGATAACTATGATTTTAAACCTCCAGAGGGTAAGAACTACGACCCAGAAGTAATGAAGGTTTATACCGAAGTGGCTAAAGAGTTGAATTTGTCTCAGGATGCTGCGCAGAAGTTATTATCGAAACTTGGTCCACCTGTCGAGGCCCGTCAGGCTCGTGAGTTGGAGCAGTTGCGTACTGGATGGACTAATGATTCTAAGGCTGACACGGAGTTTGGTGGGGAAAGACTCACAGAAAACCTGGCAATCGCAAAGAAAAGTTTAGATCAGTTTGGTACGCCTGGCTTACTTTCACTACTGAATGAATCGGGACTTGGAAATCACCCTGAGATAATCAGATTTTTCTATAGAGCCGGTAAAGCAATTGGTGAAGATAAGTTTGTCGGTGGCGGTCAAGGTGGTAAGAACTCAGCGAAGTCTAATGCTGACTATGCCGCTTCACTTTATCCTACTCAACAACAGCATTAAAAAGGAGATTTAAAAATGGCTACACTATCAAACACGGCCCTAACCCTAGCGGATTGGGCTAAACGTACAGACCCTACCGGGAATGTACCAGTCGTTGCAGAACTGTTATCACAAAGCAACGAGATCTTGGAAGATGCAGTATTCAAGGAAGGTAACTTGCCAACGGGTGAGCGTGTTGTTATCCGTACCGGCTTGCCTACCGTCTATTGGCGCGCATTGAACCAAGGTATTCCAAACAGCAAATCAACCACGGCACAAGTGGATGAAGCTTGCGGTATTCTGGAAGCCCGTTCAGAAGTGGACAAAGACTTGGCTATGCTGAATGGCAACACCAGCCAGTTCCGTCTGTCTGAAGACCAGGCGTTCTTGGAAGCAATGAACCAAACCCAAGCAACGACCTTGTTCTACGGCAATCCTGGTACAGATCCAAAGCAGTTCCTTGGCCTGGCATCACGTTACTCAAGTCTGTCTGGCGGCAACGCACAGAACATTCTGAGCGCCGGTGGTTCTGGTTCAGACAACACCTCTGTTTACTTGGTAGTTTGGGGTGACAACACTGTTTACTGCCCGTTCCCTAAGGGTTCTAAGGCTGGTTTGGTCCATGAAGATCTGGGCGAACAGACCGTCTACAACTCAGATGGCACCCGTATGCAAGCATTGGCCACCCGCTACCAGTGGAAGAATGGCTTGGTTGTTAAGGATTGGCGTTATGTCGTTCGTATCCCTAACATCGATGTCAGCGATCTTATCTCGCAAAGCGGAACGCAAGAACCAACCGATGCAACTGCGTTGATTAAATTGATGGCTCGTTCACTGTATCGCATCCCTAACATGAGCATGGGTCGTGCAGCTTTCTACATGAACCGTACTGTTCACTCTGGCCTGGCACTTGCTGCTATGGACAAGAGCCAATACGTTCTGAAGATTGAACAAGGTCTCACCCAATTTGGTCAGCCTGATTCATGGTTGAGCTTCCTGGGAGTTCCACTGCGCCGTGTTGATTCGTTGCTTAACACCGAAGCAGTTGTATCCTAATCTAGATAACAGAGGAGAATTAAAATGATCACAGATGCACTTCTACGGGTTTCAGATGCGCAAGCATTAACGACCACAGCAGTTAGCACCAACACCATTGACCTAGTGCAAGCGCGGGACATGGGCGAAGGTGCGGACTTATACTTCAACTTCGCTATGATTACCGCTGCTGCTGGTGGTACTAGTGTAAAATTTGAAGTTATCAGTTCAGCCGCAGCAGCATTGACCTCACCAACCGTTATCGGATCTAGTGATGCAATCGTCACCGCATCCTTAACGATTGGTACAAATGTTGCTGTACGAGTAAACCCTGCCTTGGCAAGTTTGGGGCAACGGTATCTCGGTACGCGATACACCATTGTTGGCACATACAGTGCTGGCACGGTGACTGCTGATCTGGTTACAGACATCCAAGATGGTAAGAAATTCTACGCATCAGGATTTTCAGTAACATAATTTAAAGGAAACTAGCCATGACTAAGAAATACCTTGTTTTAGTAAAATCATATATCAACAATGCAATTCGTGAGGAAGGCGATGTTGTTGAGTACGACACGAAGCCAGGATCCAATCTTCAACTGGTAGAGGACGATGCTAAAGAAGAGGTTGTAAAGGAAACAAAAAAGAAATAGTTGTGGTGCGTTTCTAGTGTTTATAAAGGGGGATTCGGGAAACCTTTTCCCCCTTTTTTCTGAGGGGAAATTATGGCATCAGAAGTCGATATTGTTAATCTTGCTCTAGCAAACCTTGGAGATAACGCAACTGTAACGAGTTTATATCCTCCAGAAGGATCTGCTCAGTCAGAACACGCTGCAAGATTCTACCCAATAGCACGGGACACCCTGTTAGAAATGCATACATGGGCGTTCACCACCAGACGAGCAACCCTTAATCTGCTGAACATTACAGTTCCTCAATGGCAGTATGTCTACGCAGTACCAAACAACTGGATCGGTTGCATCGCAATCCTTCCACCAGATTCAAATTCAGATTACAGTTCAATATACTCCCCAGTTGATACTCTTGGGTATACAGCCAACAATGTCCCTCTAGTACAGGGCGGCCAATATATTCCACAACCATATCAAGTAGAGTCTGCTGATGATGGCTCAGACATTATCCTTACAAATCAAGAGAATGCGATACTTAGATATTCTGTATCGGTAACTGACACCACAAAATTCACCGCGATGTTCACCATGACCTTGGCCTGGCACCTGGCATCGATGCTTGCCGGTCCAATAATTAAAGGTGATATCGGGGCTGCGGAAGCGGAAAGATGTGCAAAAATGATGTCCATCTATTTACAGAAAGCGAAGGAATCTGATTCTATTGACCGCCAGGTTAAGCCGGGTCATATAGTTTCATGGGTTGCCGGACGATAAGATGCCAAATATAAAGATATTTAAAGGATCTTTTTCTGGTGGTGAGATGTCACCAGATATGTTCGGGCGTATAGATGACGGTAAGTATCAGAGTGGAGTGGCAAAGTGCAGAAACTTCATAGCAAGGCCGCAGGGTCCGGCAGAGAATAGGGCTGGATTTGCCTTTGTAAATGAAGTTAAGAACTCAAACGTAGCGACTCGCTTAATACCGTTCACCTACTCAACCACCCAAACCATGGTGATCGAGATGGGTGCCGGGTATTTCAGATTCCATACCCAGGGAGCGACTCTACTAGCAGGGTCTCCAGCGGCGTACAGCGGAGCAACAGCGTACATTGTCGGTGGACTGGTCAGTTCTGCCGGGATTAACTACTACTGCATACTAGGAACCACCGGGAACGCCCCGCCGAATGCAACTTACTGGTATCCATTGCCAAGTATTTACTACGAGATTCCAAATCCATACGCTGCTGCAGATCTGTTCGATATCCACTATGTGCAGTCTGCTGACGTTATTACTTTGGTGCATCCAACGTATCCTCCCAGGGAATTAAGAAGGAACGGCGCCACCAACTGGACACTGCCAACCATTAATTTCACGCCACCTATATCGGCACCAACAAACCCAACAGTAACATCGACAGGGTTTACGGCTCCTGGGAAGTACAACGCATACTACACAGTAACTGCTGTGGGGGCTGACGATATAAGTCAATCTGCTGCCAGTACCAACGCACTAGGGCTTTCATTTAATATCACCGGCATTACTGTTGCCAATCCTGGCGTGATCACAACAGCGGCCCATGGCCTTGCGGTTAACGACCGAGTGTACATATCTGGGATCACAACCGGTCCAACAGCATTGAACGGGAACTTCTACCTGGTTAATACGGTTCCTTTAGCGACAACTCTGACACTAAAAACAGAAGCTGGCGTAGTTGTGTCTACTGCCGCAATGCCGGCATGGGTTGCTGGTGGAACTGTAAAGCTTGCCTTTATAAGATCGAATCTATTCGAGACAGGGTGTACTAATTTCATAAGCTGGGATGCTGTTAGTGGTGCCACTAGGTACAGAGTCTACAAATTACAGGGCGGGATATATGGTTACATTGGAGAAACTGGCGGCCTTTCAATTGTTGATGACAATATTGCTCCTGACCTGGGGGTAACTCCACCAACCTATGAGAGCGCGTTCAACTCGGCAGGCAACTACCCGGCAGCCGTTTCATATTACGAGCAGAGAAGGTGTTTCGCAGGGACTACATTAGAACCACAGAAGATCTGGATGACCAGGTCCGGGACTGAATCAGATATGTCCTATTCTCTACCAATCAAGGATGACGATAGGATCGCATTCAGAGTGGCCGCTCGTGAAGCGAATACGATTAGACACATTATCCCCCTCACTCAACTTCTATTGCTCACATCAGCCGCAGAATGGAGGGTCACATCAGTCAATTCAGATGCGATCACCCCATCAACGATCAGTGTTAGACCCCAGAGTTATGTCGGATCGAGCAATGTGCAGCCGGTGGTGATTAACAATACCTTGGTGTACGCATCATCGAGGGGCGGCCATGTACGCGAGTGCGGCTACAACTGGCAAGCGCAGGGATTCATCACCGGCGACCTTTCAATCAGAGCGGCTCACCTATTTGACACATATACTGTTAACGATATGTGCTACTCAAAGTCTCCATTGCCGTTAATTTGGATGGTATCTAGCACCGGAGATCTGCTCGGCCTTACTTACATTCCAGAGCAAAGCATTGGCGCCTGGCACCGGCATGACACTGATGGGACGTTCGAGAGTTGCACGGTAGTTGCTGAAGGAACCAATGACGTTCTTTATGTAATAGTCAAAAGAACCATCAACAGCGTAACAAAAAGATACATTGAGCAGCAGCAGCCAAGAATATTTCCAGAGCAGAAGAATGCATACTTTGTTGATTGCGGCGGGATATATGACGGAACGAATCTTTCTGCAACCACGGTCACTGTCAGCGGCGGCACCTTATGGGGTCCATCTGAACCGCTAACAATAACCTCATCAACGGCGCAATTTAACTTCCCATCGCAAGCTGATGTCGGTGACGAGATAGTTATTTATAGCGCGGACGGGGTTACTGAGTACCATCTTTTGATTACCTCGACCACATCAACAACTGTAGCAATTGCAAGAATTGACAAGATATTAGAGGTCGCTTTAAGGAATGTTGCCACCACCGACTGGTCATTCGCACGAAATATAATCACCGGACTCTCCCACATTGAGGGGAAGGTAGTTAATATTCTTGTAGATGGAGCGGTGCATCCACAGAGAACCGTTTCTAGTGGGTCTGTAACGCTCGACAGGGCGGGATCGTACATCGTCATAGGCCTTCCTATCACCGCCGATCTTCAAACGCTGCCAGCGGCCTCTCAGATGGACAGTGCATTTGGCCAAGGACGGTACAAGAATATAAACAAGGCTTGGATCAGAGTCTATAAATCTTCTGGATTATTCATAGGGCCGGATGAGAACAACCTGGTCGAGGCAAAGCAAAGAACTACAGAGCCATACGGATCACCGCCGGCACTGAGGTCGCAAGAAATTTTAGTGATGACAACTCCAACCTGGGCAGATGGTGGTCAGGTCTACATTCGTCAAACAGATCCCCTGCCTCTGAGTATAGTTGGACTGACTCTTGAGGTCGCTGTCGGAAGTTAGTATCCGTATCACTGTTGGCTGATGTTCCAATACAAGAAAAGCGGGGAATAAAATGACTGAAACTTTCAGAAACATTAACAACCTTGGCTGGACCGGAGGGCAGCCTGCCAGCCCATCTGCCGGTAGTGGCGGTTCTGCTATGGGCAATATTGGCGTTGGCATGGCTATCATGGGAATGATCCAGAGCGGGATAGGAACATTCTACGCAGCCAAGTCAGCAAAGAATCAGTTGAAGTCTCAGGCAATGACCTTTGACTACCAGAAGCAGATGTCAGCATTGAACGCCAGGGCCATGGAAGACACCGCCCAGCAGATAATGAGGGCCGGAGAACAGGACATTGGCAGGCTTACTCTTAGGGCTGGCCAAGTAAAGGCATCGTCAAAGGTGGCGCAGGCTGCTCGTGGAGGGCAGATTGGAACTGGATCGAATGCTGAAGAGTTGGCATCATTAGAGTTAATGACACAGACCGATGCTCTTACCATAAACTCAAATACTGTACGGGCTGCATGGGCCGCCAGGACTCAGGCTCAGAATTACGAGGCACAAGCTGCAATGGCTGGGGTGTCAGCATTCGGAGCAAGATCGGCAGCAAGCCAAATAAGTCCATTCGGTCAGGCGAGTACAAATCTTATGTCTTCCGGCGGGAATGTTGCTTCAGCATGGTACAACCTAGAAATGTCTAAGAGATACATGGGCGGTATGTTCATGCCACAAAACTAAGGTGATATAGATGCCACAAGTTCCATATGAACTAACGCAAGGACTCAATGTAGTCAGCCCGGGGATGAGAGAAGGGGTTGATGTTAAGACATATCCTAACCTCCAAGCAGAGCAGATGGTCGAGTCCGGAAGACAGATGGTATCGTCAGGCACCCATCTGAAGATTATGATGGACCAGGTCATGCTTGACCGCGCAGAAACAAACGCAAAAGATCACGACAACAGAATAGCTGACGAGATCAGGGTGAGAATTTCAGATCCCAATACGGGATACACCGCGCAGTCAGGGAAGAATGCTGTTGATCAAAGAGAGCAATTTACAGAAGGTCTTAATAAATATGTTAAGACATATGTTTCTGGAATTAAAGATCCATTGGAGGCTGGTCTTGTTTCGAGAGCAGCTAACGCTAGACTGCAACACGCATATCAAACTGTAGACTCCCATGCCTTCACCCAAGGCAAGGTCTATAAAGAGTCGGTATTCGTGGCTAGTATGCAATCAAAAACAAATGATATAGCCCAGTTAACAAAAGAGCATTACGATAATCCGGCAACTAGGAGCGGCGCGCCATCTGCACAAGTAGCGGCTCTTACTAATGCAAGAAATGCGGAGTTGGAACAACACTTCGCTGATCTCGGTATAGACAAGAATAATCCAATTTACAAGAATGCACTCATGCAAGCAGACACTAAACTTGCTCAAGACATTGTTGGTAATTGGGTAATCCAAGGAAAGACTACTCTTGCCAGGGGATATCTTGATGCTAACAAGAAGCAGATAGATCAAACAGCAATGAACCAGATGACTCAATTAGTTGATGTAGCCGCTCTTTCTAAAGAGTCTGTCGTGCTATCTAATACGCTACCTGGAAGCTTTGTTGATAAGCAGAATAAACTAGACAGTATGTTAAAAAACGAGTCTATAAGTGATAATCTGTATCGAGCCACATCGCAACAAATAAACAAATTAGAGTCTGAATTTAAGCAAAGAACATCTGAAAGCCATGCGAATATAGAATCTGGCGCGTATCAAGCATTAAACAGCAATCCATTTATTAAGATTGGAGACTTGCCAGCAGCCCAGCAATTGGCAATAGATAAGGTGCCTGGTCTGCGGGGGAAGTTAAATAAGTACGATAGGGATGGGAAGCGTTTCAATACTGATGCTGACATTTATAATACTTTAGCTTCTACTAGTCCAAATGAATTGGCTAAAATTTCAGATTCTGACTTTTATAATAACTTTAGATCTCGACTTTCCAATGAAGATTACGATGCAATGTTTACAAGAAGGGCGGTGGGCCTTGGTGGGGACACAAAAGGAGGGACCAATTTAGTCTCGGAGCAAGACCAGATAACTTACTCACTAAAGGATGCAAAAATATTACCAGAGAAGGGTGCCGGAGATTTAAAGCAGCAGCAATATGCCTACAGTTCAACGCTAGAAATACAGAAACAAATAAGAGCTGAAGAGGTTAGTATCGGAGCTAAAAATGGCCTAACCGAAAGTAAAAGACAAGAAATAATAGACCGTGTTTTAATAAAAAGAATGACGGTCCGTGGGAAAATGTTTGGCACTTCTGAAGTTAGTCCGCAGTCTCTTAGCAAACGGCAGCAGCAAGTTATTGATCAAATGAATGCTCAAGGGGTTGAATTGACTATAGATAACATGGACAAGGCTATGTCACAAGCGGGGGTAAAGTAGTTATGGCAGAGCCAATGAAGTTGGGAATTGTTGTTCCAGGAACCAAGCCAACATCTAAATTCAACCCGAATGGCCAGGATTACGATTACGATAGGGCTATATCTTCCGGCATGGGTCCGGCTGCATCGGGTCCGAACGCCGGTCACTGGGGTTCTGTAGCTCCTGTTACTACACAGGAGATGGCAACTCACGGACTCCCAGAAGGCAGCAGCATCATGCTTAAAGGGTCTCTTCATCCTACATGGGACAAAGCTATTGCGGCAGAGAATGCTCGTGGATCTAATATACAAAAGAGAGGGGACAGGTATTTCTCTGTACCGCAGCCATCTAACAAACAGTTATTTGAATTACTTGATTCATTAAAGTCAGAGCAGAACTCTAACCTAACAGTATCTATAGACAACGCTGTTAAATCTAACTCTGATGTTGCTGCGGCAGATCAAAAGTTATCAAGCGAGATTGGCCTCCCTCCGGATGTTGTTGCTAGGAATAGAGAGAAGATCCACCAAGATCTGAGAGCGGCAAGAATAAAGGAAATCGCTGATAACGGGATGAACCCGGCATTAAAGAAGCTTTTCGCTGACCCGGAATTCGCTAAGATTGCGCATCCGGATGCTGATGGACTGAGTGTTGTAGAGCAATCGGCAAGGGCGATTAAGGCGGTTGGGTCAGGAGCGGTTGGGTCTCTTCTTGGTGGCGGTATTAAGGGGTTTGGATCAATAATAAACGACCTGGCTTACTTCCAAACTGGGGATAAGAATCTGAAATTAGGGTCTCCAATATATGAAGTTGGACAAAGTATTGAAGATTTCAGTAAAAAGTATTTAAGGCCAAGCGGTAATCTGAACAAGATCGAGCAGGTGGCAGAGGGAGTTGGCCAGGCTGGCGGACAAGTTGCGCTGTGGCTGGCTTCACCGGCAGCTAAAGTAACGTCACTATCATTGATGCTGGGGCAGGGAGCAACTGCCATGGAGGAGATGATAAAGAATGATCCAGTTTCCAGAACTGCTTCAGAGGTAGACAAGGCTGCTCAGAGATTAACTGGCGCTGCTATTACCGCAGTTACCAACACTCTTGCAACAAAGTTCTTTATATCGGCACCACAGACCCTGGCGTTATCTAATAAGTGGCTTCATCATTCTATTACTGTTGGCCTTGGGGCCGGAGTTGAAGGCATCACAGAACTCGCTGAGAATGTTCTGCATGATATGGCCGGAGCAATGACAAACCCAGAGTCAAAAATAAAGTGGGCAGAGGCGCAGGATGCGGGGGAGATTGGCGCGTATGTTGGTGCCATAGTTCAGTCTATTGCAAATGCTGCATTACATATCAAAGCAAATAAGCAGAAAAGCGAATTCGAGAGGTTGCAGACTGCCGGTGGTGAGCAGGGTTTAAAACAGAAATCACCTGATGCATATAACAAATTCTCTGATTCAGTTGCTGCTCATATGGCAAATACAACTGACGGTCCTATTACTGATGTTTATATAGACAGGAATACATTCAAACAGGCGTTAACAGATAACAAAATAGATCCGGTCGAGGTCGGTAAAGCGATCCCATCTATTGGCGCACAAGTTGACTCCGTGGACGTAGGTGGAGACATTGTAATTCCAATGAATGATTGGATCGGGAAGGTAGTTGGAACCGATATTGGTGCAATGCTATCTCCTCATGCCAGGGGATCTGTAGATGCCCCATCTCTTAGCGAGGTCCAGCAAGCAACTGCAATGCAGCCGGAGATGTCAGAGCAGATTCTCGCTGCGATAGCCAAAAAACAAACAAACGATGCTTTCGTTAAGTCATCGCATGAAGTGCAAGACATCATGTTCCAGCAACTCAAGCAGACTGGAAGATATGCAGATCCAATATCAAGAATTAATGCTCAGTTCGTCCGTGACTTTGTAGTCACCCAGGCGGCCAATCAGAACATGATGCCTATGGATTTCTTCAATAAGTATATGTACAAGGTTACTGCTGAAGGGCAGGCCGCATTCAATCAAGAAAGAATTGATATGCATTACAAGGATGTAACTAAACGCATAGAAGGTCTGACCGCCGCTGCAAACCAACTCAAGAATGGAGAGATAACGGCAGCAGATTATGACAAGCTTGTAAATCAATTAAAGCCAGTAGCCCCATATGAAAGTGCGCCTACACCAACCTCTTTAGATGACATGAAGTCAGCGATAACTACGGACAAGGTAGACAAAATAGGGGCAGCATACAAAACATTGAGCAAAGGTGATGAGGTTGGACTAAGGTTAGACATACCTTCATACAGAGACCATGGCGCATGGATTGTTGCTATACATAACAAGAGATCAAATATAGGGAAGGGAACGGCGGGAAAGGCTATAGGTTACGATAATGTGGCATCTATTACTGATGCTGTATTTGGCAACGAAGAGAAAGCCAGCTTGAATATAGCCGCCGGTAAAGGGAAGGCAACGATAGCCACTATCGAAGGAAAATGGAATCCGGTTACTCAAGAACAGGCCCACACAAAAGTCACTGAAGTATTTAACAATCCTGAGTGGATTCAAGTTGGAATGGACCCAGAGAGGCATTCGTATTTCTACGACCGTAAAACAATGGAGCCGGTTGTAAGCGCAGATGAGGTAATACAGATAGGCCCACTGGTTATGGCAAGGAATCCAGTATACGCGCCAAAATCTGGGTTTTTATATCAGTCGTTATCAACTCGTCTTCCATCTTCAGCCAAAGCCACCGAAGATCCTATGAGTTCGGTATTGAACATTAATTTTGATGTCACAATGTCTGATGAGGTGACACTTGCCAAGAATTTAAAAGCATTGCAAAGCACGGCAAACTTTAGAAAGCTGACGGGTGCTGGGGCAAGGGATGTAAAGAAGAATGTCGAGTCTATTATCGACCACATGGTCAGCAATCTTCTATTTCTGCACGACTCTTTCCCTGCCGAGATGCGCGAGAGAGCAGAGCTTTGGTATGACGGTGGAAGGAAAACTACGGAGGAGTGGGCGAACAGATATGGCATTAGCGAGATGCAAGCGGCAGCGGCTATCGCTGTTCTATCTCCACAAAATGGATGGTTTGCAAATGTAAGTTCAGCAGAACGAGTTGCTGACATTATCTTTGGAATGCAATCTTTTGTCTGGGATAGTGCGATGACAGAAGAAGCAAATAAAATCCCACAGGAAAAGCCGGAAGATAAGGCAAGGATGAAAATGGCCGAAGGGAAATCTTTGGGTGAGGTGCTTAATGACCCAGAGATCGCCGCAAGATGGATTCGTGTTTTCGACCAGACCCACAATAATCGTTCGTACAGAATACTAACCCCAGAGGGCGGCGTATCTGACTACGTTACGATAAAGGACGGAAGCGATGCAACCATGGCGTGGAAATCATTTGGAGCCATTGCCAAAGCAGTATCTATTCTGACAGAGGGAACCGCCAGCAATACTTATTACCAGATTGGAAAAGAACACAAGGTACGGAACTTCTATAATAATTTGTTCGCTCCGAACAGTCCTCTTGGGTTTGCGACTATAGATACCCATGCGGTGGCCGCTGCGAACTTGCGCCCATTAGCGGCTAATGATGATGAAGTTACTCAGGCATTTGGCGGCGCTGGATCGTCTTCATCTAGCAATACTGGATTGAATGGCACCTACCCAATTATTCACGAGGCTTATAAAAGGGCTGCCGAAGCCAGAGGAATACTTCCGAGGCAGATGCAGTCAATAACCTGGGAAGCTGCTAGAGGGCTTTTTGAATCGTCCAAAAAAAGCGGGATGAAGGCTGCCGCAAACGCGATATGGTCGCGGTATAAGTCTGGAGAGATAGACCAAGAACAGGCTCAGAAGGAAATATTTACCTTGGCCGGTGGAGTCACTCCCCCAAGTTGGTCTAGTGTTCCATTCAATGACACGGTAGGGCGCACCTATGAGGGCGTGGCGCAAAAGGCAATCGATGCCATTGGTAATGTTGGGGCCAAGCCAAACCCTGTAAACGTCCTATATGAAGTTGCTCCGGATCCTAATGATGCTGAACTGACTGATGCATGGAATGCCTTGTCACAGGATGATAAGTTTAGAATTTCTCAAGAAGTATCAGCGGCGATTATCCCTAAAATACTTGAAGAGATCGGGAGTTCCGGGAAGGTTTCGGCAACTATTGGCGGGTACCTGGGAGCAACAAACCCATCCCTGTCTTTATCTGTTGACAGAAAAGAACTGGCTGTGATCGCAGCAAAACTTATCGGTCACGCGTTATCTCAGGATGCGATGGTGGTTGTAAGTGAGCAGCAAATAACAGGCACTTCTGCTGTTGGAGCGGTCTCTATTGGGCTTCCAGAGGGCTATGGAGAGAGAGAAATTGCGGCTATGTATGACAAGCTGTGGGAGCTTGAGAAGGACGGTAAAAAGCTTGTTAACGGATATACGGCCCAAGATGGCTACATGGTAATTTTAAACCAATCTGGTCTAAGTAATGAAGAATTTGCGAGTACAATACATAACCACATTGGGCCAGAGTTTGAGGTTGACGGTCTTAATGTTTTTTCAGCTTTAATTGATAAGAAGGATTACGGTTATGACACTGAGAATGAACCAGCCACTGCCGGACGGGCATCCGTTGAAAAACGGAATGATAGGTTTCGTGAAGAGGCGAATAGTCTCCTCAGAGAATCAATCGCCGAAATTGGCACCAGAGGGACCGGAAACGGAAGCGGAAAGTATTCGAGCGGAGGCCTTGCGCCGCTTGAAGGTGGACCGGTTCGTGGCGAGGACACCAGCCCCGACATCAAACTTGTCAGAGTCGCAGAGCAATACGCAGCAGCCAATGGAATCGACCTTAAACGGCAATCAGAATACGCCCAAGTAGATCCGGCTAGGGCAGCTAGAATTGCCGATGCCTACGCTGAAATGAAGCATGACCCTCAAGACCCTGTGGTTGCTGAGGCGTATCAAAATATGATCAAGCAGACAAGGGCGCAGTATCAGGCCCTTGTAGATGCCGGTTATGAATTCTATTTCTACGACAATACCAACGACCCTTATGCTGGGAACCCATGGAACGCGATGCGCGATCTACGGGCCAACCAACGTATGGGCGTGTACTCGACAGAGGCTGGCTTTGGATCTGGAGATACCGCCGGGACTGTCGATCAAAACGTATCAAATAATCCGCTACTAGAAGATACCGGCCTGGTATGGATGTTCGATGGCAAGCCTAGAAAAGTCCTAGCAAACGACCTCTTCCGAGCTGTTCACGATGCATTCGGTCACGGGCTGGAAGGGGCTGGATTCCGTGCAGCCGGAGAGGAGAACGCATGGCAAGCCCACGTTAGATTATTCACTGGTTCAGCAGTTGCTGCCCTCACTAGTGAGACACGGGGACAGAACAGTTGGACAAACTTTGGTCCGCATGGTGAGCATAACCGCACGGCAAAAGTAGAAGATACGATATTTGCAGATCAGAAGACCGGACTTCTACCTGAGTTCGCTTTGACAGAGGGGCGTGTTGGAGATCAGCAGACCACCCCAGAAGCTCGCCCATCTAACCTATTGCGGCAGCCGGTCCAGGGTCAAGAAGATGCCCGTGGCGGATTCGACCCAACCACTTTAACTACCATTCTTGGGACGGAAGCAGATAACTCCACCTTCCTCCACGAGACCGCTCACTTTTTCCTGTCAGTATATGCGGACATGGCAGCGAATCCCAACGCAACAGAGCAATCCAAGCAAGATATGCAGACCGTCCTCGACTGGTTTGGTGTAAAAGATCTTGCTACCTGGAACCAAATGTCTCTGGATGAACAGAGAAAGTACCACGAGCAGTTCGCTTACAACTACGAGATCTATCTGTTCGAGGGCAAGGCACCCAACATCAAGTTGCAGACTATCTTTGATAGGTTCTCAGCATGGTTGGCTAGGGTATACAAATCAATCCGTGATGACCTCAACGCTATCTACCGGCAAGAGCATGGCACTGACCTACCTATCCTGACCGGCGAGGTTAGGCAGGTTATGGATAGAATGCTGGCCACCTCAGAGCAGATTAAGCAGACAGAGACCGTCCGTAACATGGTGCCTATATTCCAAACTCAAGAACAATCGGGGATGGATGACAGCGAGTGGGCCGCTTATCAAGAGATGAGCCAGGAAGCCACCAACGCAGCCATTGGAGAGATGCAGACTGCAAGCCTACGTCAGATGAAGTGGCTATCTGGCGCAAGAAGCCGGGTTCTCAAGGAGATGCAGAAGGAGACCGCCGAGATCCGCAAGTCTCTCAGAGACAAGGTTGTTAATGAAGTAATGGCAGATCCGGTATATCGGGCTATCACATGGATTAGAAGCGGAGAAACTGTTGGCGCTGACGGAAGTATATTCAGAGTTGATGGCGGACACCTTCTATCGTTCAACGCATTAACCGATATGTACGGGGATGCAGCAGAATTCGCCGTTCCTGGTTTCGCTCCGGTTTCTGGGATGTTCGATTGGAGCGGATTAAAAAGTAAAAAGCTTGTTACCGGGAAAGGAACCCTGCATGACGGGATACACCCGGACATAGTTGCCGAGATGTTCGGATTCAAGTCTGGTGATGACCTTGTTAGGGCATTGGTCTCCGCTCGTAAGTTTAACGATGAGGTCAATGTTAGAACAGACGAAAGAATGCTGGCCGAACACGCAGAACTGCAAGATCCAAAGTCTATTGAAGTTGCTGTCGAATCAGCAATACACAACGAAGCTCGCGCAAGGTTCGTGTCTGTTGAGTTAAGGCACCTTGCGAAGGCGACTGCTCCTGTCAGAGTGATGCTAGAAGCTGCTAGGCAAGCCGCTGTTGCGATATTGGCATCGAGGCCTATAGGTACTATCAAACCAAAGAATTATTCGATTGCAGAGGCTCGTGCAGCGCAAGAGGCAATTAATGCTCTCAAGAAGGGAGACACTGCTGGGGCGATGGAAGCCAAGCGCAACCAGTTGCTGAACAACCAGCTTGCATCGGAAGCCATCAAGGTTAACCGGTCGGTTGCTAAGTCTCTCGATCTATTCAAGAAGGTATTCACTGCTGACTCTAGAATCGCAGATAAGCGCGACATGAATCTTGTGAGCGCAGCCAGGGCAATCCTAGCAAACTACGGGCTTGGCAAGACGGAACTACCGGCCGGAGCATACCTGGCCAAGGTCCAAGAGTACGATCCAGAGTTCTATGCAGAAATAGAGCCAATGATCACTGCTCACTTGCAACAAGCCAAGCCAATTACCGAACTGACAACGGACCAATTCACCGACTTGTCTGAGCAGATCCAGGCTTTATGGCACCTGTCTCGCAGAAACAAGCAGATGGAGATTGACGGGAAGATGGTCGATAGAAACCTTATCATCTCCGAACTCGTTGACCGCATAGATGTTGTTGACACAAAGAAAGAGCGCCGTGGATATGACAAGGCTATGTCCGATTGGGATAAGCGCAAGATCATGTTGATGGGTGCCAGGGCCGCAATGCGTAGAGTCGAGTCCTGGGTTGATGCCATGGACGGGGGTAGGTTGGATGGTCCGTTCAGAAAGTACATCTGGAATCCGATCTCTGAGTCTGTTGCTGAATACAGAATCGCCAAGAATGAGTACCTCCAAAAGTATCTTGATATAGTTAAGTCGGTCGAGAAGGGCTTGTCTGCTGGATCTATAGCCGCCGGTGAGATTGGATACACATTCAAGAATAAGGCAGAACTACTCCACGCCATTCTCCATACCGGTAACGAGTCCAACAAAAGGAAGATGTTACTTGGCCGTGGATGGGCTGAAGAGAACCAGGATGGGTCATTAAATACTGCTCGATGGGATAACTTCATGTCGAGGATGTACGCTGAGAACAGGCTTTCCAAGGTTGACTTTGATTTTGCTCAGTCTGTCTGGGATCTGCTGGAAGAGATGAAGCCAGCGGCTCAGAAAGTACACAAGGATATGTACGGTTTCTACTTCAACGAGATCTCCGCTAACCCAGTTATAACTCCATTCGGTATATACAGAGGTGGATATGTACCTGCGGTGACCGACCCATGGATTAACACCGATGCTGCTATGCGGAACGAACAAGAGACCGGTCAGACCGATAACTCTTATATGTTCCCGACCACCGGCAGGGGATTCACCAAGGGCCGCGTTGAATACAACAAGCCATTAATGCTTGACCTTGGATACTTCCCATCTCATCTTGATAAGGTTCTAAGATTCACTTACATCGAGCCAAAGATTAAGGATGTCGCAAAGATTGTAAAGACCAGCCAGACATTCTCTGCCGCGATGGATAGGCTAGATCCAACCATCCGTGGAGATATGCTTGTGCCTTGGCTGCAAAGAACTGCGATGCAGATGATCAAGACCCCAATGAAGGGAGCCGGTGGCAAATTGGCAGACAAGTTCTTCAGTGAGGTAAGAACCAGGACCGGGATGCAGATGATGGTTGGTAACGTAACCAACGCATTGCAGCAGGTGACCGGCCTGTCCATTGGAGCATTGAAGGTAAAGCCAGGCAATCTAAGAAATGCTTTGTGGTTATACACTCGCCAGCCAACAGATACGTCAACAATGGTTGCAGAAAAATCCAAGTATATGAATACCAGGATGAGTAACCAGCAATTTGAAATCTCAAAGACTATTGATGAGCTACTGCTGAATCCAAGCAAGTATGACAAATTAAGAAGCTTTGCTGGTAAGCACGGATACTTCATGCAGCAAGGTCTTCAAAATGCCGTTGATACTATTGTATGGGTCGGAGCGTATAACCAATCAATGACCGAAACTGGCAATGAGAGGGATGCTGTTAGAGCGGCTGATTCAGCAGTTCGACTCACTCAGGGAAGTTTCTCCCCAGAGGATGTGTCCAGATTCGAGACCGGCACCGCATTCGTTCGAGCATTCACTATGTTTTACTCGTACTTCAATATGCAAGCGAACCTTTTAGGCACCGAATTCACCAAGACTGTTAAAGAATTCGGAGTTAAAAAAGGAATGGGCCAATTGCTTTACATCTACACATTCGCATTTATGATCCCGGCAGTTCTGTCTGAAATCATAGTACAGGGTGCCGGTGGGTTCGCAGATGGTGACGATGATGAGTGGGACGAGAATGATGCCATGGCTTTATTCTTTGGATCGCAAGCCAGGACTGCCATAGCGATGATACCTATAGTTGGACCATCTATCATGGCCGGTGTTAATGCGTGGAACTCTAAGCCATATGATGACCGTATAAGTACGTCCGCATCAATATCAGCACTTGAGTCAACTGTTCGCGCACCCAATACTCTTTACAAAGCAATCGCTGAAGACGGTTCCTGGAAGAAGGCTATACGGGATACGTTGACCGCACTTGGAATGATCACCGGTCTTCCTCTTGGCCAGATGGGAAAGCCTCTTGGATACGCTGCCGATATGGCGCAGGGCAGGGTAAGTCCAGAAGGGGTTATGGATGTGACTCGTGGAGTTATCTCTGGCAAGGACGTAAATAGACCGAACCAATAGTATCCGTAACTAATTTATTTAACTTATCATCAAAGAATAAAGGAGTACCTCGATGACAATCTCCAGCCAGACCAGAAAAGCAGGGCCATTCGTAGGAAGTGGATCAACTGGTCCATTTGCGTATGCATTCAAAATATTCCAACCATCGGATATGCTGGTTGTAAAAGTCAACAATACGACCTCAGTTGAAACAACTCTAGTATTAACCACCGACTTTACCGTAACTTTGAATTTCGACCAGAACTCAAATCCTGGCGGGAATGTAACTCTGGTCGCTCCATTGGCGGTTGGATACAACATGGTTATGTCTTCCCAGGTTCCTTATTTACAGGAAACTGACCTGACCAACCAGGGTGGATTTTATCCGGAAGTTATCACCAGTTCTCTAGACAATTTAACCATCCAGACCCAGCAGTTGAAGGAAGAGGTTGATCGGTCCGCAAAGCTTCCAATTACTTCTACCGAAGATGCCGATGCCTTAGTGGCTGACATTGTTCGCCTGGCTGATAGTGCTGCCAATATAGACATTGTTGCCAATAACATAACCTCAGTTAATACAGATGCAACTTACATCGCCAACATCAATACTGTTGCCGGGGCGATTGCCAATGTAAATGCTGTCGGAACCGACATTGCTAATGTTAATACTAACGCTACAAATATAGCCAGCATTAACACGAACGCAACTAACATAGTCGCTATTCAGAATGCTGCCGCAAACGCCGCCGCTGCTGCTGTATCTGCCGGAGCCGCGGCAACCAGTGCAACAAGCGCAAGTAACTCAGCAACGACTGCTACAACGCAAGCAACGAGCGCAACAAATTCAGCGACAAGCGCAACGGCATCGGCATCTAGTGCGACTTCAAGCGCATCTACTGCTACTGCACAGGCTTCATCAGCAACGTCTTCTGCATCGACCGCAACCACCCAGGCCGGTATAGCAACCACGCAAGCAAGTAACGCGGCAACATCGGCCACCAATGCCGGAACGTCTGCAACGACCGCAACTACACAAGCTGGGATAGCAACTACCCAGGCAACCAATGCTGCGGCATCAGCAGTATCGGCAGCGGCCAGTCTTGCATCGTTCACGAATACCTACCTTGGTGCTTTCGCAACCGATCCGACTTTAGATCCAAGTAGCGGGCCATTGACCTCCGGTGATCTGTACTTCAATACGGTAGCTAATAGAGTAAGAGTTTACTCAGGTGCAGCCTGGGACTATGTAGCACTAGATGCTGCAGTTGTGGTGTCTAAAGATTCGTCTACTGGATCTGCAATACTACCCGCAGGGACCACAGGTGAGCGCACTGTAACTGGCGTGACCAACGGTATGCTCAGATACAACACAACCATTGCTGGATTCGAGGGCTACGTTGCTGGTGCCTGGGGCGGTGTTGGTGGAGCGCAAGCTAACGGTGCAATCTACGAGAATGCTCAGTCGGTAACATCATCGTACACTTTAACAACATCTAAAAATGGATTCTCTGTCGGGCCAATTTCGCTCGGCGGTGGCGTTGTGGTCACCGTTCCTAGTGGCAGCAGATGGGTTATCTTGTGAACATTAAAGGAGATATATAAATGGCATCTACGATTTCAGCCATGACGAGTGGTGCAGGTGGCATCTCGATGACGGGTGATGCCTCTGGCATTCTCAACTTAAATAGTAATGGAACTAATGTAGCGGCGGTTTCCTCTACTGGGGTGGCTGTAACTGGTACTCTGGCGGCTACGGGTGCAGTGTCAGGCACTACGGGTACGTTTACTGGTGCAGTGTCTGGGACAACTGGAACATTTACTGGTGCAGTTACAACTCCATTAAGCTACGTCCGGCTTAATACAGCGAATGGATATGGCTCAACCAATACTAAGATTAGACGATTCACAACCACAGTAAATAGCGCAGGGGTTGATATTACCTACGCAGACAGCGCAACACTGGGTGGAACATTCACTATAAATACAAACGGTGTCTATAGTGTAAGTTATAGTGACCAGTTTAACGCCGCCGCTACTTCTGGAATATCTATTAACTCTACGCAGCTAACCACAAGTATAACCGCCATTAATGTGGTAAATGTTCTTTCGGCGCAGACAAGTGCGGCAGCAAATTTTGCGACAACAAATTCCTCAACTTTTTATGCGGCTGTTAGCGATGTTGTTCGAGCGCATGGCGATGCGACCGTGTCTGGTACAAACACTGTAGCTTGTCAATTCACAATAGCGAGGGTTCAATAATGATTGCCTTCAAAGATAAAGCCGATGGCTACTACCAATTCGACTGGGATGGCGTAAGTGAGCTACCTGAGTGGACTAAAGACATGACTCAGACTGATGTTGTCGAGCCAAAGGTAGTACCACCAACCTACGCTGAACTACGCGCTGCTGCCTATCCACCAATAGTAGACCAGCTAGACACCATCTTTCACGGTGGTCTGGATGCTTGGAAAGCTGAGATACAGGTCACTAAGAATAAGTATCCTAAGGAGACAGCATGAGTTCAATCGTAGTCGCAGGGGACACTTCTGGCAGCATCACAATAGCTGCTCCAGCCGTTGCAGGGTCAGGAACACTAACTCTACCAGTTGCTACCGACACCCTAATCGGGAAAGCCACGACTGATACGCTGACGAATAAGACCCTAACAAGCCCTGTGCTAACTACACCAGCATTGGGTACACCAGCAAGTGGAGTGCTGACTAACTGTACTGGAGTGGCTAAAGCAGCATTGCCTGCGGGAACGGTTTTACAGGTGGTTATGGGGACTACTTCTACTTTAGTAACAAATGCAACTTCAAGTTTAGCTGACACAGGATTAACCGCAACTATTACTCCAAGAAGCACATCAAGCAAAATTCTTGTTTTGTTAGCCCAAAATGGTGTTGGAAAAGTTACAAATAGTACAGGAGTAGACCTTAGATTATTAAGAGGTGCTACTCAAATTTGGACTCCTACAGACCTTGTTGGATTTACTGCCACTACAGCACAAAATAGGGGGTATTCTGTATCTGCTTCTTATTTAGACTCTCCATCAACTACATCTGCAACCACATATAAAACTCAATTTGCTTCTTACAATAATAATGCCGCAGCTTATGTCCAAGATTTTGGCAATACAATATCTACCTCCACCATAACCCTAATGGAGATACAGGGATGAACAACTTCATTTCAGCACTATACAAACTCTATCCTCAGACTGTTCGCACTGTTGGCGATGATGCCTTTGATGTTGATGGCAATCCAGTTATCTATGACAAAGCAGCAGTACAACTCGAATCAGAGAAGATGACTAATGCACAGACCGCTGTTGGCATCCTAAACAGCACTGACTGGACAACCATCGCAGACATAGGGCTACCAGAAGCCAATCCACGTCTTAGCAATCAGGATCAGTTCATTGCTTATCGCCAAGTGATTCGTCAGATTGCTGTCTACCCACCTGCTGGTGAGATAGTCTGGCCTACACCGCCTACAGAAGTTTGGAAAGGAGAATAATATGGCAATTACGCTCGATGGAACTCTCTCAAGCTAATGCAGCATAGCATTTACTGGATTCACTGTTTAGATCATACGGATATATTTACTCAAGGCTATGTAGGAATATCCAAGTCTGCTGAGAAAAGATGGATTCAGCACTTTAAGAGATCGGGGAATAGACATCTTAACTTTGCCATTGAGAAGTACGGCTGGGATAACTTAGTAAAAGAGAAGATAGTAATTGGCGAGAAAGATTACTGTTTAGACATTGAGAAGAAGCTAAGGTCAGCAGATGGGATTGGCTGGAATATAACTGCTGGGGGCGGATACCCACCACGGACAAAGAAGGGAATGAATCTAGGTAAAGTTCCGTGGAATAAGGGCAAGACGTACTCTGAAGAAACAAGAAAGAAGATTAGTGATAGTGTTAGACTGCAAATGCAAGACCCAGCTAGGCGTGAGATTAACAGAAGGTTATTGATAGGCAAGCCTTCTTTTATGCGCGGCAAGAAGCATAGCGCAGAATCAATACTAAAGATGCGGGAAGCGCATAAAGGACCCTCTAAAAAGAAGGGGGTACTACTAACTAAAGAACAGAGGCAGCATTTAAGTGATTTAGTGCAGCAGAAGCCAAAGTGGATATGTCCCCATTGCCACAAAACAGGACACCAGAAAGGCGCAGCTAACAACTGGCACTTTGATAAATGTAGATTTATAAAGGGTACATCATGGCAGCAATTATCGATGGCAGTTTAGGAATTACAACTCCGGGTGTAGTAAATACTGCCGGTGAGACTATAGCAACAACACTGGTAGTCACTGGAGTAACAACGCTGACTGGTGGACTAAACGCTGCTCTGCCAGTATTGAGTGGCGGCACAGGAGTTACTACTTCTACGGGTACTGGTGCTAATGTATTGGGTACTTCGCCTACTCTAGCCACACCTACATTCGACTCTGCTCAACTAGCCACTGTATCTGGGACTGCGCCGCTTTATATGTGTAGAGCATGGGTAAACTTTAACGGCACTGGCACTGTGGCTATTCGTGCAAGCGGGAATGTGAGTAGTATTACGGATAA